ATCGATCCCTTTAGATCATCTCTCTTTGGTAGTGCCGTCCCTTCCCCCACACCCTTCCCCGATCTCCCCCCTTTCCCCCCTCTTACCCCTTCCCTCTCCCCCGCATAAAAAAACACCAGCTAAAAATTTCATGCTGCAACCCTCGCGTTTGAGGCCAGAGGCGGCGGCGATGCAAATCCCTGGCTGGCCAGTGAATACCGTTCGACGTACAACCGCAGGCGTGTGTTTGCTGCGTGTCGCCCTGCGTTTTCCTGCCGATACGAAACCGGTTCGGCGTCGTGGGCTTCGCGGTATGCGTCCGCGTAGGCATACGCGATTGTTTCCCGCTGCACGCGGGGTAACTTTCCCAACATTTCCTGAATCCAAGCGGCATCCTCGCGGCAATACACGGATGGCATAACAGGTTTCACATAGTTGAATGTGTCCATCTGGCACCTCTATAAATCAAAGGGTTGTGTGATTACGGCAGATGGCCACTGGATTTATTCTCGCTTGACGCGATTTCGACTAAACAACGCCAGAATTGAGCGAATTTCAGCTTCACGCGCAGCAAGGTGTTTGTTGTGCAAGCTCATGATTTCTCGTGATTCGTCTTCATCAATCACGCCGTCTTCAATCGCCTTCTGAATCATCTGATCGACTTGTCCACGCTTGGCCGCTGTACGCACAGATCGGCTGTATAACTCGACATGATCGAGGTCTTCAAAAGTGGGAACGTCCACCAGCAGCGCACCACGGCGTTTCGCGAAATATTCAGCAAGCAGTGATGTGCCGGAAATGTCTTCCATCGCTTCTAATTCATGAATCTCAAAGAAACGACAGCCATTTTTCTCGTAAAGATTGTTGTTGAACTGCACCAGCGACATGCCCAGCGCACCAGCCATAGCAGATCGCCCACCTGGATACGCCTTGCACATCGCCTTTATCGTTTCTTTGATGTCTACCATCACGCTTTACCTTTGGTAGTTACTATTACGCTGCTTTTCCGCCACTATCTCCGTACTGCAACCACGAAGGGTCGCAGTGAAGAGCTTTGGCGATCTCAAAAAGGAAACGGGGGCGTTTTGTTTCGCCTGCCTCTATCAACTGAATGGACTGCTGCCTAACACCTGCTTTATTTGCAAGCTCGGCTTGAGTCATATTCAGTTCCAGCCGTTTTTTCTTGAGACGCTCCGAGAGAGTTGTCATATCGCCTCCTGTACAAACTTTCTTGTATTTAATTACAAATTAACTTGTTTGTCAATTACAGGTTTTCTTGTGAACATCAAGGAGGATAAAGGGGTGCAAAATGACTATTGCCGTCAGAGTTAAATCAAGAAGAGAAAGTTTGGAAATTACTCAGGTCGAGCTTGCTGAAAGGGTTGGTACATCTCAACAATCTATAGAACAACTTGAGAATGGGAAGACAAAGCGCCCCCGCTACCTGCCAGAACTGGCAAAAGAGCTGGGTGTTACTGTTGATTGGCTTTTGAGCGGAAAAGAAGAGTCCAATGTCACATACGCAGGGCCTTATGCTTCATCTCCTAAATACCCACTAATCAGTTCAGTAAAAGCAGGCTCTTGGAATGATGCTGATGAACCTCTGACGCTCGATCAAATTGATGATTGGTATGAATCAGATGTTAAAATTCAAGGAAAGGCCTTTTGGTTAAGAGTTGAGGGGGATTCAATGACCTCACCTGTGGGGTTGAGTATCCCTGAAGGTACACTTGTATTGTTCGACACTGGGCGTGAAGCGGTTAACGGTAGCCTTGTTGCAGCCAAGTTGACGGACACTAACGAAGCAACATTTAAAAAACTTATAATCGACGGTGGCCAACGCTATCTCAAAGGACTTAACCCAGCTTGGCCGATGAAAGAGATAAACGGCAACTGCCGGATCATTGCTGTAGCGGTTCAAACTATGATGCGCTTAGTTTGAGCCCCCAAGATATAACTCAACTTTTCTACCTATGCCATTAAACGTTTGTTGCAAGCAAAAAGACGCGTTACTCACTTGTAAACCTAATCTACAATCAACTTTAAAAGAGCTTCTCTGGAACTTTTCCTATGCTTCAGCTACTCAACGTTAGCAAAAGGAGCTATCAGTAAATTTAAGGGCAAAAACTATTGCTTATTTATCGATAGGTATTCTTAACACAGTATAACTTGTGGGGATTGTAAGCGCTGCTCCAAGCAAAAATGTTAAAAAATGCTACATTGCTTACAAAGACGCACAGCGCGAATCCGGCAAAAGACCGGATAGTATGATTATTTTGCCAGGATAATCGTCGTGGGTAAAAAGAATAAAATGGTTGACGAGAATAACAAAAAAATTGATGTTTTCATATACTTAGGAAACATCACCCGTAAAGGGTATGATCAGTTATCATCTTCTATAGAAGCGAAGAGAAGCTCTGGAAAACTGTCTGAAAAAGTGATTCTTTGTATATCAACGTATGGCGGAGATCCTAACGCTGGATATAGAATTGGTAGAGCTTTGCAGCATTATTACCCTAACAATGTTGCTGTTCTTGTGCCAAGCTTGTGTAAAAGCGCAGGCACATTAGCAGTTATGGCTGCAAATGAACTAATAATTGGTGACAGAGGTGAACTCGGGCCTTTGGACATACAGCTAAGAAAAGCTGAAGAAATGGGTGAGCACAGCTCAGGCCTTGATATTTTTAAGGCTATAGACCAACTTCAAGAGCGTACTATTTCAGCCTTCAGAGAATACTTGGCTGATATAAAATACGGTAGCGGAATAAGTACGAGACTATCTGCTGACATAGCTTCTCAGCTAGTTAACTCGTTTGTTCAACCAATTTCAAGTCAAGTAGATCCGTTGAAGATTGGAGAACATCAAAGAGCGATGGGAATAGCCTTATCGTATGGCGAAAGGTTAAAGAAACGCTCTAATAACCTGAAAGATGACGCACTAAACAAACTCATAGTCGGTTATCCTTCACATGGATTTGTTATAGATCGTAGCGAAGCTCGTGAACTTTTTGAAAAAGTTCATAGTCCAACAGGTATAGCTTTACAAGTTTACAACATCGTTAGCTTGATGATTATAAACAACCCAAGAACAATAGATGGAAATCCACATGTAGTGGATTTTGACGACATAACTAAAGAAGTAACTAAAGGTGAAACCAATGAGCCAGACACAGATGAACACCCTCCAGAGGATGAAAGACCTCAGGAAGTTGAACCAAGAGCTGAGCCAGGCAAACCAGACGGAACTGGAGTTGGTGAAGCAGATCAGCAACAACAACCGGTCGATGAACCGCGAACTGAGCCAAGTAGAAAGCGTCGAAATAAAAGCAAGGATGATTGATAGCTTTAGATGCTTAGCCTGAATCAGCGCCCCCTATTCTTTCATTATCTAAAAATCCCGCTACGGCGGGATTTTTTTCGTCTGTAGCTTGGTGATTCCTCCTACTCCGACCCTTCTCGTTACTTCCATCTCATCTCTCAAAAAAATAAATTCACTTTAAATACAAATACATTTGTTATTTTCGCGCAAAAATACAATTTAAATTGTTTACATAATACAAATTAACTTGTATTTTTAGCTCATCAGGTCAGATGACCGCTTAGACCCCCAGCACTGCAAAACTGGGGCGAGTGCGAGGGGTGCAGGGGTAGTGAGAGCTACGTCGTGACCAGAGCAAAGGATTTAGCGGACTTATAAAGCGTCATCTGTGGCGCTTCATTAAGACCACTAACAACAAGGGATACATCATGATCAGTAATCCAAAAGTAATTGTTATGCCACGCGGAAAAGGTGACTTCTCTATTGCCGTTACAGATGGAAGTGACGATTTCAGAGACGCTGTTTTGATGGTGGCCGCTGGGAACAAGCAAGATAGTGAAGACTTTGTCGACACGATGGAAAGTGTTCTTTATTTCGCAGCTAAGCGGATTCTTGAGTTGGAAAAATCCACTCCCAACCAGCCTGAGTGAGAGTGAAGTCATGAAAAAGGAAAGTTTTGTACCAGACGAAAAAACATTACGTGATCTGGCTGTGCTGAATCATCTGTTAAGCAAGCCAACGGGTAACGCTGAAAGAGATGCGAAAAATGCGGCACAGGTTCAACAATATCGTGCCGCTATTCGTGAAGGGGAGATGATTTACCTATCTGCCCTTCCTGATTGTGACGTCGTTCAGCAAGCGCGATCAGAGCTTGCGCAGGCCGCGAGGCTTTCCTAAGACCTGACATAGCAGATCGTGAAGCCTCTCAAGCTCCTCTCTTGATGCTAACCATGCTTCAGTCATTTCAAGCTCGCTTCCGAGTATTTGCTTGCCGTCTTCGCCTGCGGGCTGGACATGGCTGCGCATTTCATACAAGCCATCTATATCACTTTGAACAATGTGTGTAGCGAAGTAACGCTTCAAGGTTGTTGACATTTTATCCTCCTTGCTGTTGGGGCTAAGAGGATAGCACGGCTGGGCGTGGGTAAATATCCCAGCACATCAAGCGAGGCTTCATACCCTGCGCCCACAATCATTACGGGCGCATGAATGAAATCTCTACCACCAGCAGTTGAGGTCATTATGAAACACAACAACAAGCAACGCCTCTCCCCCGCACAACATTTACGACTGGTTCAGCGTATGCGGTCGTATGGTAACTGCCTGGAAAACGCAGGCATTCCACCAAAAGCATCATTCCGACTCGCGATGTTATCGGGGAAGCGGATTCTCGCAGAATTACAGTAATTTTCGCCTTCACCAGGGCAATCGGGCGCGGTTTCGCGTCGCCGGATTCGTAACCGGCACACAACAGGTAAGAGCATTGACGAGCAAGGCATAAGTGTCGGTTCAATTCCGAACAGTACCACTCAGTTGGTAGGGTTGGGCAACGAAAAGGTTCGTTCAATTCGAACACCGGCAATGCTCTTACCGTTGTGGAAACACAACATTCCCTTGTTCCTCTTGGCGGTCAATCGATCTTCTAACCAACCTTAACGGAGGCGACGATAGAGTTCTGCGGTTGACCGCCCTTTTTACAGAGAGAATTACTATGTCTGAAAATGCTGAAAGTAAATGCACTAATTTCAGCCAACAGATTGCCTACATCAATAAAGGCACTCTTGATGCTGAACTAACCGAAACGCTCGCAATGATTATTCAAGCTGTTCGGGAAACCCGCAAAAAAGGCTCGGTGACACTAACACTGAGCGTCGAAATGCTGAACACTCGTACAGACGATCAGATGAAAGTAACGCCAGACGTCAAATTCAACAAACCGAAACTGGAACTGGCCGACACGATCATGTTTTCAACTGCTGACGGCGACCTGCTCCGCGATGACCCTGACCAAGTTCAGATGGATTTAAAGGTTATCGAAACAAAAAGCGCTGCACCAATCCGGCTGCAATCTAACAGCTAATTTCTTCAATTAGCTATCCCTCTTAAAGAAGGAAATACCTATGTCACAAGTTGTTGACGGCTCTGCCGTGTCTGAAATTCGTAATCTGGCTATTGAAGCGCATAAGCTGGATACCAATATTCCGACATCTGTTGTACCTACCAGTCATCGTGTCGAATCTCTGGAACAGTTTCAATTAAACCCGTATCTGATTCGTCAGAACGTTGACCTGATTTCAATCACATCGCTCATCGCGTATGTCCAAAAATACAAAGACGAGCGCACCGCGATTTTTGCTGACAACACAAAAAATAAAGTGGTTGCCGTTCTGGATTATCACGCATCCCCTTTTTCGCCTGAATGGGGAAAACATAAAGCCGTTTACGATTGCCCATTCTCGAAAGAGTGGCAAGAGTGGGCTGGACGCGATGGGCGCATGCTCAGCCAGATCGATTTCGGTGAATTTATCGAAAACCATATCAGGGATATTGCTGCGGTCAGCGAAACCTACGCTGGTCCGTCTGGTGTGGAACTGCTGGAAATGGTTCTGGCATTTCAGGAAACACGCAAGTCTGAGTTCAAGTCTGTTAAGCGCCTGCATGACGGTACAACGCAGTTTGCGTATTCAGACGAAAAATCAGGCGGCGGCAATACTCAATTGCCGGAAAAAATCAGCCTCGCTATCGCGCCGTTCCATAACGGCAACACATATCAAGTTGATGCCCGATTCCGCTACCGCATCAAAGAGGGCCAGCTCATTCTCTGGTATGAGCTGATCGACCCTGAAAAAATCGTAGAGCATGCATTCAGTGAAATCGTTACTGAACTGCAAAACGCGTTTGAAACCGTCCCAATCTACGAAGGCTCAATCTAACCCCTTCCCTTTCATTGCTTAATTGCAGCCTTATGCGCGGCCTGTGCTGCGCATAGTGAAGCATTTACCCGACACAGGAAAATACTATGGCGACATTAAATCAACGCTATGCCAGCAAAGAAACTGGTATCACGGTTAGAAAAACCCATTTAGTCCCAATCTCCGAAATTTATGCCGAGGACGGGTATAACGTCCGCGAACTGGACCCAGCACACGTAGCTGAGTTCAAAGATGCGTTTATTGCTGGGGAATATATTCCGCCGTTAGCTGTAGAAGTAACAGAGCACGGCGTAAAGGTGATTGACGGTCACCACCGTTTTGCTGGCGCTAAAGCAGCAAATGAAGCGGGTCATGAGATTTTGCGACTTGAGTGTAAAGATTTTGTCGGGACAGAAGCCGATAAAATCGCGTTCATGGTTACTAGCTCTCAAGGGCTGGCGCTAACACCACTAGAGCGTGGGGCGGCATATCACCGCTTATATAATCAGGGCTGGTCAAACGCTCAGATTGCAGCAAAAGTGAAACGGTCTGAATCTGACATTATTCAGCACCTTCAGTTACATCAAGATTGCTCACCGTATTTAAAAAGCCTAGTTCGTTCCGGTTCGCTTAATTACGCGCTTGCTATCGACATCAACCGCGAGCACGGTGTTTATGCCGATAAAGTCGCATCGGGATTAATGGAGAAAGCGGAAGCTGCTGGCAAAAAGAAAATAACGAAATCCATCGCTAAGCCACAATTTCCAGCAGCAAAAACCAAACGGCTGATCGAACTAATTTATAAGTCTGCTCCAATCGTTAGCGAAGGGAGTAGCCGGGATTATTTGCTCCTGCCTGTCGGCGTTAAAGATGAAGTTGTGCGCATTCTGGACGAGTTTAAAAAATACAGCGAGGGCGAGAATGCAACTGAACCTCAGCCAGAATAAAGCGCCCCTCTGGATTTCAGAAAAGGCATGCGCCCTTTTAAAACAGGTAAGTGCTGGTCGAGTGATTCCCCGTAAAACATACGGTAAAAAATATCAGACGTTACGCGTAAATAAACGCTGGCGTCTGTTGTGTCGGGATGGCACGAGCTGGGAGCTACTCACTCACAATGATTACAACAACCTGATCGACAAATAACGAGCCTCGCCACCAGCGAGGCTTTTTTATTGGAGGTTTTATGCGTCACATCATAAGGGGAAAGCTAACCCCCGCAGAACGTGAAGCGGCTATCGAAGCCCTGAACAGCCACCAGCAGCGATACGGCAACTACGCCAAACAAAAAACCAGTTCAACATACCGCGTCAAAATAGAAGATCGCATTATTCCCGTCGAAATCGTCAATAGAAGCGCCTCTTACGTTGCAACTGTAATGAATGGTCATCGTTCTCTGCAAAAGATGTGCGGGGTGCCAGCATGAAAAAAGAGAGCAAAAAACTTTCTGAACGCGCCAAGGCTGCGGAAAATCGAGTTAACAGAATGAGGGAGTACATAGCTTCCTCTCTCGAAACTGCTGGAAAGAAATCCCTGAAAGCAGGCGTCCATCAGGTATCAATTCGCGCTCCAGCCAAATCGGTTGAGATTACCGACGCTAGCGCCATCCCATCTGAGTTTGTTGATTATGAAACGGTCATTAAGCCAGACAAGCTCGCCATCAAACATCAGATTGAGGCTGGAATTGAAGTGCCCGGTGCCATAATAAAAACAGGAAAGCCATCGCTAATCATTAAATAGTGGAGGGATACGTGAAACGCTCACCATTTTATCGCCGTGGCGGAAAAGATTCTCCGAATAAAGGCATGAAAGAGAAAATATGCTGGCAGTTGCAGAAATATAACAGGCCAATGACAGGGAGTGAATTGGCTGAGATATTCAAGATGGAGATTGCTGGGTTTAATAAAGTCGCGAAGAGGATTGGCGAACGTTCTGCTGTCGTCGTAGTAAAAGTATCAGAGATATTCTCCGATGGAGAAAGGGATTTTCTCTACGAAATAGAACGCAATCCTGAGTTATCAATTCCAAAAAGAATCGGAATGGCGCAAGTCAGGGTTTCATACAAATCATTTGCTAACTCCAGCCGATTATCAAAAATAAAACACATCGCCGAAGCCAAGCAGCGCCGTGAGTTAATCGCTCGCGGTGAATATATCTCGGGGTAAAGATTAACACAGCATATCTAACAGCGGCTAACCATGCTGCTGAATACGAACGCGCACGCGATTTCACGCAGGCCAAAATGATGTGGCTCGCAGCATTGCGTCACGCCAATACGAAAGATTCGGGCTGGTGCGAATTACGCGCTGAGTTTTGTGAAAAGTGGGTAAATAAAATTGAGGTGACAAATGGCTGACATTATCGACGCTGCAAATGATTTAACCGATTTGAATATTCAGCACGCATTAGCTAACCGCCCTGCTCCGATTCCATTCACAGGAAAGCGCAAATACTGTAGCGAGACAATTGAAGTCGGTAATTTCTGTGATGAATATTGCAGAGAGGATTTCGAGAAGTTGGAGAGGAATAAACAATGAAGAAAATAGATGAGATAATGGTTGATGCAGACACTGCACTATTTATTCTGGAGGCTATTAGCCAGATTGATTCCGATGATATCGATAGTGATTATATCGACATTAGATTCGAAACAGAGAGCGGTGACACTGGGTGCGATATATCAATAATAGAACAATTCGGCAAGGCGCATGAAATCATCAAAGGGCTGCTGAATCATTATGCAGAATTACAAAAAGACAATGAGAATCTCCGCGCAATGATGCGTGAGCTGGAAATTCAGCGCGATAAGTTCGACGCAATGCTAACAGAGGCGGTTCAGTCTCTGAGAGAAACAGAAAAGCAGCGGGATGGGCTGGTTGCGGAGAATGCGGCGTTGAAAGACTTGCAACCAACCAGCGAAATGATTCGCGCGGCGCATAAAGAAACTGAGGAATACGACAATATCAATTTGGATGATGATTTAGTCGTATTCATGTGGCAAGCGATGCACTCAAAAATCAAAACCCCAGCCACCGACACCGCGATTGCTGAAATCGGGGCGCAGGCGGTTGAGCAGGCCGCGATGGGATTTCATGAAAAATGCTATGCAGCTTTTGAAGGTAGCGACGAATATGGCTTGTACATTCGCGCTGAATTAATGCAGGTCGCCAACAAACTGCGAGGAGGTGGGTGTGGTAAATAATATGCAAAATTCAATCAAAACGATAATCGTCACAATAGAGGTTGAAATTCCATACTCAGCGGCACCAGAAGACATATCCAATTTCGTTGATGTTGAATTCGCGCAATGTGGCGGCATGAAGTTGGATAATTCTTGCCGCGATAGCTTTGAAATCATCAGCCATTCATGGAGGGCTGAATAACATGAACACTTTGACGAATGAACGCCTGAATAAAATAGCGTCATGGCGTAAAACCTATGGTGATGCTCACAACGTCATGATGCCAGCACATGAGGCTGAGGAACTGGTATCGCGCCTTTTCGCAGCAGAAAACAGAAGCATGCAGCTAGAACGGGACTGCTGGATATATGAGGGAACGGTAAAAAATCTGCTGGAGCGAGCGGAATCAGCAGAAGCACAACTGGCAGAGCTGTTGCGGCAAGAGCCTGTAGCGTGGACTGATGAGCAGGAACTACGCGGCTTAGCGGCGCACAACTGTGCATACCTGTACAAGATTGACCCTGATAACCCATACCACGACCCACGCCGCCAAATAATGCTTTATCGTGCGCCCGTTCCACCAGCCGCAAGCCAGCCAATGCTTAGTGATGAATTTCGCTATTACATTGATGACCAAATCAAGTTCTATAGCCACATGTGCGATCGAGACGACGCGGTGGGCACGGTTGACGCGCTAACCATGTCTCAGCGTCGGTTGCAGTTCTATCAACAGGCTAAATCCTGCTTTCGGCAAACCAGCCAGCCTTGCACGGTGCCGGATGAATGGACATACAGCGATGCTGTTCAGTTCGTCCTGATTAATGGGATGAGTAATGAAACTCGCTCGGGTATCGCTATGCACGTATTTAATCACTGCCGCGCCGCTATGCTCCAGTCGTCCGGTAACGCCGAACAAAAAGGGAAAAGACTGCGAATCGCGGAAGGACGATACGCTGCGTATTTTCCGCAAGAGCGGCCCATAGCTGGGACGCGGGTAATCGCATGGGATGAGAAAGGCAATTTGTTAGGTGTCGGGTTTGGTCGAGATACTCGCGAAACCGGAATCACGATAGTTATCAACGGAAAGAAATACGACTCGAATCACGTTTTGCACTGGTGCAGTGCAAGCATGGAGTCTGGCGACTCTCCGGCAATTCCGGATGGTTACTGCATCATGCCGCTTAAATTGACGGCAGAGAATGGCGCTAAAGGTGCCCTGTCTGGCGAGTTCCACATTTCCCGCACAGTTACCTGTCATGAGTGCGGCGGTGAAGGTTGTGAGGATTGCAACGACCAGGGAAGTTGGGAGGAAGAAATATTAATCGGCTGGGACATTATTAAGCTGATTTACCAATCTGCTGTTGATGCATGTTCGAAGACAGATAAGGCTTCATCATGATTATCGGCTTCATTCTTCTCGTCAGCGCATGCGGTAATGATTACTGCGATGCCCTGCCAGTTTCTGAGCGCGTTATGACGTTTAACGAGTGTCAGAACTGGGTAACCCTGATACACGAAAAACGACCAGGAGCCACGCTATTGTGTCTCCCCGTCAATGACGACTAACCAGCCTCGCTAATGCGGGGCTTTTTATTGGCCTCTGGAGAACCGATGAACAACTTAATGATTGACCTCGAAACGATGGGAAGTACCCCGCAGGCTCCAATTGTAGCGATTGGGGCTGTTTTTTTTGAACCAGCAACGGGTGAGCTGGGTAGTGAGTTTTATAGCCCTGTGAGCCTTGAAAGCGCCATGCATGGTGGCGGCATTCCTGACGCTAAAACAATAATTTGGTGGACAGAGCAAAGCGAAGAAGCAAGGGCGGCAATTAACAAAGGGTTTGCGTTGATTGTTGTGCTACATGAGCTTAAGAAGTTTGTCGTTACAAACAGCAATCCCAAATATCTACGCGTATGGGGGAATGGTGCGGGATTCGATAACGTGATTCTTCGTGAGTCATGCAAGAGAGAATGCTTCGGGGATATCTGGCAATTTTTCAATGACCGTGACGTCAGAACTATTGTAGAACTGGGGCGGGAAATTGGCTTTGATCCAAAAAAGGACGCGCCATTTACTGGGGAACGTCACCACGCTCTTGCTGATGCAATACATCAGGCAAAGTATGTTTCAGCTATCTGGCAGCGCTTACTTGCGCCCCACCAGCAATAAGAGGTATCAGATATGGCCACTCGATACATTGGGCTGAAAGAAATGTGTAAGTTGACGGGGAAAAGTCATCCAACACTCTGGCGCATGTATGCCAAAAAGAAAGAATTCCCAGCCCCACAAAAAAGCGCCAGCGGTACATTTCTGGGCTGGCCTGAGCACGTATATGAAGATTGGGTGCAGCAGCAATCTCAAAACTAATAAACCGCCGTATTATCGGCGGCTATTCATCACAAAGAATTTAACTTCCCTTCCCACAACGCGATTACTTCGCGCTTTTCCTTCAAATAGTCATACCTGTCATAGTGCTTGCGTGATACGCCCGGTCTTTTGTGATTCTGGACGATATCACGCAACTCTGAACTAATTCCCATATCCCCAGCCAACGTTTTAAACGTTCGTCTAATATCTCTCGGCGTAAATGCCGAAAACTCAGTTTTTGCACAAAATTTACGAAGCTGTTTACTGAACTCCGCTGACAGCAAATGCCCTTCTTTCGTCGCCGCAGGGAAGATAAATTCTGAATCTGGATATAATCGCTCTTGTTCTTCAAGAATAGTTATAGCTGACGGACTTAGAGCAATAACGTGATAATCCCCGTTCTTTGATATGTGTGGCGGGACCGTCAGCGTCTTTCCCTTTTTATCCCAATTATCGCGAGTATTTGTCATTATTTCCCACGGTCTCTGGCCTCCCGTATATAAACACAACAGAGCCAGTCTTGAGAAATCGGGGTTAATGGGGCATGCGATATCGTCCACGTTCAGTAACTGCAATAATTGCGTTAACTCATCCCACGACAGAAACCTATCCAGCGCTTTATCAGCCCCTTTCTGTGCAGGAACAACAGACACAGGGTTACGATCAAGGCCGTACTTAACCTTCCCATTAATGTTCGCAGGATCGTTATCCGCAAACAGGCCAAAATTGAAAACAGCATGTAAGCTGGTTCTCACCTTGTTAGCACCTGCCAATACCCCTCGCTTGATAAAATCCGCCAACACTTTTTTTATATGGTCTGGTGTCACGTCTTTCGCAGACATAGCGGGAGGGATGAATCCGGTAGCCAACACCTGATTGAGCCTGTTCTCAGTCTTATCATATGCGCGGCGTTCCAGCCTCTTTTGATCTGCAATGTAATCATCAAATAGTTGTTTAACTGTAGCGTGCTCAAAAACCACCAGCTCAGGCGCAGACACACTAGCCGCCGCCTCCAGCGCTTTAGCTGTTGCATCTGCTAGTGAAAGATGGGGATAATCCCCCAAGGATAAAAACTTCCTGGCTCCATTTTTGTGGTACTTATACACAAAAACTTTACGCCCTGATGGGTATACTTTTATACCCAATCTTCCAGTGCCGCGAGTAGCCGCAGCCTGCCAGACGTAGTACGCCGATTCTTTTGGTTTGATGCCTTTTATCTTACTGTCTGTTAGCAGTATTCCAGCCATTACAGGTGCCTTTACGGGTGTCGTAATGATGAAATACTATGATATGGAATGAAATCAAACAACATCTTAAAATCATTATATATCAGTTAGTTGAAATCCATTGAAATTATACAAAATCAATAGAAACAGCTAGTTAACGGACTTCTAAGCCGTAGGTCACAGGTTCGAGCCCTGTAGGGCGTACCATTTTAAGTTCTCCCAGACTCTACCGAATTCAACAAAACCCCGTTATATTCATTGATATCACTAGGATTTTCTGTCGCTGAGCTCCACCGAGGTCAACCCAGCATACTGGAAATCAAGTCGATGTTGGGGGCCTCTATGGGGGCTCTTCTTGTTCAATGACTATTAGGGGCCCCCACAATGCCACTTAATGCTCGACAGATAGAAACCGCCAAGCCACAAGACAAAGAATACAAACTCACTGACGGCGCGGGCCTTTATCTTCTGATAAAGCCGAATGGAGCCAAATATTGGCGTTTGAAGTACCGCGTTGCAGGAAAAGAGAAAAAATTATCTATCGGCGTTTATCCTGACATCTCGCTGGCAGAAGCGAGATTAAAACGGGAAGAGGCTCGAAAAATCGTCGCCTCAGGTGGCGATCCCAGTGAACAAAAGCAGGTCGAAAGACAGGCTAAAAAAATCAATATAGATAACACCTTCAAGGCCATCGCTCTCGAATGGCATGAATATAAGCGTCCTAACTGGTCGAAGGGGTACGCAGAAGATCTGATGGAAGCGTTTGAGAACGATATTTTTCCTGATATCGGTAAACGCCCTATTGCAGAGATTAAGCCGCTGGAAATGCTAACCTCGCTGCGCAAACTGGAAAAACGTGGCGTACTCGACAAGTTGCGTAAAATCCGCCAAGCCTGTAATCAGGTGTTCCGCTACGCCATTGTCACTGGCAGAGCGGAAAACAATCCAGCATCAGAATTGGCAAGCGCCCTTCCCCCACCAAAGGCTACGCACTACCCTCACCTGCTACCTGATGAACTGCCGGATTTTCTACGTGCTTTATCAACTTATTCGGGGAGTAAGATCACGCAACTGGCAACACGCATCCTGATGCTTACCGGCGTTCGCACTATCGAATTACGACAAGCAGAATGGAAGGAGTTTGATTTTGAAAAACAGCTCTGGGAAGTACCGAAAGAACGCATGAAAATGCGCCGCCCTCACCTAGTTCCCCTTTCCGATCAAGTGATCGATGCGCTGCAACAACTCTATGTCGTTACCGGGCGCTACAATCTGGTTTTCCCTGGACGTAACGACATCACCAAACCGATGAGTGAAGCCAGTATTAATCAGGTACTGAAACGGATTGGTTATCACGGTAAAGCGACAGGCCACGGTTTTCGTCACACAATGAGCACCATACTGCACGAACAAGGCTATAACACTGCCTGGTGTAGTAGCCCCCATTTAAACCGGACACTTCATCAATAA